TTATAATCGACTCTTCCTTACAACATGCTGCGGCTGCCATGGGATTACCATCAACAGTGGTGTGGGTTGGGACACAACCGGAAGTATTTGGTTATGATATGCATAATAATATAACTCCCCATGTTACCTTTCCAAAGGGTAATATTAATTCGTATTTATATGATTATAGTTTCAATGGAATCATCCACGAATGCCCATATGATAACATTTATCAAATTTTCAATATCGAAAACATCATAAAATGAGAGATATATTTTATGTGTCCGGCTTACCCAGATCGGGAAGCACTCTTCTGATGAATCTGATGGCACAAAATCCTAAAGTATTCTGTACTCCTACATCGGGTTTGAATCAATTGATGAATAATATCAAAACATCGTGGGGTAATATCATTGAACATCGATCTGATAAAAACGCTGGTAATGATGAAAATTTGAAGCGTATCCTAAACACTATATTACATTCCTACCATAATACCGAAAAACCGTATGTCATCGACAAATGTAGGGGGTGGGGATTCTCCATTGAAATGTTGGAGGCAATCACCAATAAAAAAACCAAGATCATAGCACCAGTTAGAGATATAAAGGATGTTCTTGCGTCTTTCGAATTATTATATCGAAAGGGTTCCTACAAGTTCAACCCCCAAGGACCAATGCCCCAATGTTTAACAACTGAAGGTAGGATGATGCATTGGGCAAGTTTGGATGGGGAAGTCGGTGCTGCTTACGCAATATTAAAGGATGCTTTTTTAAGAGGATTGGGGGATAGATTCCTTTTGGTGGATTATGATTATCTGACACATAATCCTAAAATTGTCATGGACGTAATTTGGGATTTCCTCAATATACCCAAATGTGAACATGATTTTGAAAACATATTGAACCAAACACCAGAAGATGATGGTGTTTATAATTATGTCGATTTACATAAAATTAAGAGTAAAGTCGCACCATCCAGTTCAAAAGCTAAAGAAATTTTGGGGGATGAAATATGTAAAGGATTGGATGGTTATGAATTTTGGAAGAAATGACTAAATAATGATATGTCCATATTAGGTAATAACACACTACCAACACCACCCCCGACGCCCAATAAGGAAGTCCTATTGAAACAAGCGGTATCCCGTATCAAAAATCTTTCCAAGGAATGTTTCGGTAATTTGGTGAGAACCCAACGAGAAGGTATTAAGATTGTTTGGGAGAACGAAAACCTCACCCCGCAGGAAATAATTGATGAGATGGGGTCGGATGTTTTTAAGATTTTTCAATTCCATGGGGAGCTTACACAATTTATTCTGATGTTGGCCCAAGAGGATGGAGCAACGGTTGATGTTAAGTATCCCACCCACTCATTCACCGCAAACCTTAGTGCTGGAACTATCACCGTCCACGATACACCTTACCAACAATAATTATATGAAAAAACAACCGACATTGGGAGATATATATGGACAAATGCTGAACAGTGTTCAAGTCGTTCAAGAGAACGCACAGGAAAACATCAACAAGTCCAAAAAAATTCCCAAGCAATCCAAAAACGCTTTCAACGAAACAAATCCCTTGCAAAAAGGTGGTCCATCTGAGAAAAGCGGTTATCACAAAGCTCTGAATGATACTTATGATGAGGATGAAGAGCGTAAGTATGCTAATCTTGATAAACTTAAAGAAAAGTTGAAGAATCCCAATCTTTCTGATAAACAGAAGGAATCTCTCAAAAAAGAAATTGCAAGAATGGAGAGTGGAATCCAAAGAGAGGAAGCGGAAGAGAGAATTCACAAGGAATCTAAAAAAATTGCAAGAGATAGACTAAATACATTTATGACTAAGAAATCTACATTTGATAAGTTGTTTGAATCCGTTATGGGTAATAATTTTGACCAGCAAGAGGATGCTCAAGAAGTTGATGCCCTCGGCCTTGGTGATGCTCCCATGGACGATGAGTTTGGAGATGACGAATTCGGTGACGACGAAGACCAAGTTACATTTACTCTTGATCGTGCCACAGCACAAAAGCTTCACGATGTTTTGATGGGAGTTCTTGATGGTGGTGGTATGGAAGATGAAGGCGATGATCTGGACTTCGATACTGAAGATGATTTTGGAGGAGACGATGAAATGGACGAAGACAACGAAGAAGAAGACGATTTCTCCTATGACGAAGACGAAGAGCGCGGAACCTTCCCAACTGACAAGGTTGGTAATGATGGAACCGTTGGTGCCAAGGATGGCAAAGGTGGTGGTCAACAACACAAGCTCCAAGGTCGTAGCAATAAGGTCAATGGTCGTCCTCAACCAAAAGGTCAAAAAACCAAGGTAGTGGGAACCACTGACAAGGTTGGTAATGACGGTGATTACGGTCATGCTCTCCATGGTGCAAAGCAACCCGATATGGGCAAGCAGAACAAAGTTTCAGACATTCGCCAAGCGGAAGATTTCTTCCGTTGAATGTGAATTAAAAAAATAAACCTAAGAAGAGGGGATCGTGATGATTCCCTCTTTTTTTGTTAAGTATTATCATGAAGTCCTTTCTGGAATTTTTTGAAGAGCGTAACGGTGTTCTATTGGAATACCGTCACAGGGATGGTTTTGGGGGTATTAAACAATCCCTCCATGCCAACAACAAAAAAGGGGGCAACATCACCCGTGATCCTCTGACACGCAAGATACCATGGAACAAAGGACCGTATAAGAAAATCAGAACAGCGGGAGAGATTCTGATCGGAGATGATCTGTTGAAAGAATTGGGTTCTATGGGAGGCGTGGAGTTCAAGGATGGTAAGGAGATCAAAAGAAAAAATAGTAATCAAATTTTAAAATTGTTCACAAATCTTCATGGACAACAATGTGGAAAAATAGTGGAGGTAAAAAACCGAAACGCTTTTACTGAAAAAACAGATTATTATGGTAATTGTGTTGATCTGTGTAATCAATTTACTGTCGATACTGATGAAGATGATTATGACGGTGATTATGAAAATTATTATGAAGATGATGGTAGCGGCGCAGCAGAATGGATGATCAACGTTTTATCAAATGATAATAATGTTATTAGGTTAAACAAAGAAACCTTTGATCAGTATGTAGACATTTCAGGTATCCCACAAGACAGAATTGAAAATTTATCAAGTGATGAGTATTATTATATTATAGATGGTAGAGGACACCCTAACGGATATGTTAATTTTGTTTTATATGGTGAGAATAGGAATGGTGATGATATACATTATTTTTTCAATGTATCACCTGATCCTAATTTAGAAAATAAAAAATTGCCGAAATTGCCAAATGGATATGGGGCAGGTTCTAATATGTGATAAATAAAAATATGTCCTCTGGTTGTCCAACAATTCCTTTATCGTGTCTAACACCTGAAAACATCTTTGCTGGTGTCTATCGCCCCAATTGTGGGGGATTTGCCGATCCATCCAACTTTCAGGCGGAAAGAGCCATATTCAATTCCCAATTCGGGGAGCTTATCAACAATTATGGGGTGGAGATTGATTATTTTGTCAATACTTTCAATCCCAAGGCGATGAACTCCATCTATGGGGAACATACGCTCATGTATTGGCTTGGTCCAACAACCATCAAGGCATATATCCAGATGGAAAACGGTTCCCCCATATATGCTCTGGCTGGTATGGATTCTCCCGATACCCTGACACTATATTTACATATTGATGACTTCAACACCAAGTTTGAAGGACTCAGCATTTTTGATGGATTTTTATACGATGAATCAAATAATAAGATTTTAACGGAAACTGGGGAACCGATCATTGTTGATAGGGACGATGGGCCATTTGTTCCCGAACCTAAATCACAGGATAAGATTCGTGTAACACCATTTGGTTGCGATAGACCAAATGGTAGGGGAGCCAAGATATTTGAGGTTACGGAAGCCATGGATGAGGATCAGAGCGAACTCAATCCTGCGATGGGACATTATGTGTGGAGACTGAAAGCTGTCCGTAGCGAACATAACTTCACCACCAACGAGCCAAGGGAGGAATATAACCAGCAGATTGCGGACAATTCCTATTTTGGTAAGCTCTCCTCTGTCATGTTCCCCGAACTCTCAAGTGTGTTGGATGATAACAAGGTATATACGCAAAATTCCGATGAAATCGTGCAAAGGGACGTGTTTCCTCCATCTACGGGAGGAAGTGATGGGAGTGTTTACGGTAATTATTTCTAAATAATACAAATGGCAGCTAAAAAGAAACATGAATACATGGGGAATCCGAATCTCCCCACTGCCAATGCGGTGTTTGAATATACACCGGAAATGGTGGTGGAAATTCAAAAATGTAAAGAGTCTCTAATACATTTTGCTGAAAATTATTTTTATATTATCGATCCCGATGAAGGTAAAAAGGTTATTCCACTCTTTGATTACCAAACGAGATTATTGAAGGCGTTTGAAGATTTCAAACAAAATATAGTTTTGAGTTCTCGCCAGAGCGGAAAAACGACGGTGATGACTATATTAGCATTACACGTAGCATGTTTTGAAAATCATAAAAATATTGTTATTGTTGCGAATAAAGAGGAAACAGCTAAAAACATATTCAAACGTGTTAAGTTGGCTTATGAAGAATTGCCTAACTGGTTAAAACCCGGAATTAAAAAGTGGGGAGATACTTCAATGGAATTGGCGAATGGTAGTTGTATTGAAATTTCAACCACTACTGGAAACGCAGCGAGGGGTAAATTTGTCAATTTGTTGCTATTGGACGAATTAGCATTTATCGATCCGCCAAGCATAGTTGAAGACTTCTGGAGATCGGTGTATCCAACAATTTCCCGCGCTAAAACATCTAAAATTCTTATTACATCAACACCAAACGGAGTTGGTAATTTGTTTCATAGATTATATACTGGATCGGTAAAAGGTGAAAACAGATTCCACTATGAAAGAATTGATTGGTGGGAAGTTCCGGGTCGTGATGAAGAATGGAAAAAAGATCAAATTAAAGATTTAGGTTCCCACGAGGCGTTCATGCAGGAATATGGGAACGAATTCCTAGACAATAGCCAACAATCCATTGATGAAGCCCTATTTGACCGTCTCAAAAACGAATGCCGTGAACCCAAACACATCCTCAAGGAAGGTGCCTATAAAATATGGGAAGAATATGATCCCGAAAAAATATATGTTATTGGGGGGGACGTTTCCGAAGGTCTTGGTCTGGATGCATCCGTTCTCCAAGTTCTGGATGTCACCAATCCCAAGGAAATTATACAAGTTGCCGAATACTGGACAAATACCAAAGGGCCATCGGAATTCACCAACGAAGTGGTGGATGTTTGTGGACATTGGGGAAATCCTCTGCTATTGATTGAGCGAAACAACCAAGGAACGGGTGTTTGTGACACTTTGGCGAACACCCACATGTATCAGAACCTTGTGTCTTGGGGAGCTAAGGAAGCGCATAAGAATAAGCAGAACGGTATGATTTCCCATATCAACACCAAATATAAAGCGGTGGAGAACCAAAGATATTTCGTCAATGAAGCGCAATCTGTGGTATTCCGCAACATTGACACGCTGAAAGAATTTAAGAATTTTGTGCGCTACCCCAATGGCTCTTGGAAAGCCAAAAGTGGGGAACACGATGACCGTGTGATGGCATTCGTATGGGCATTGATGGCTCTCTACAAGGATATCACGGAATTATATTTTGAAATTGAGGAATTGGATGATTGCGATAAGCCTCTTGTGAT